GCAGATCATTGTTTATTCCTTACTCTGCACTAAACAGAGCTACATATGTAACTTCTGGAGCTACAACTGGTGGAAACATTGTTGCTACAGATCTTAGGGCTGATGACTTCATCGAGGCATTAAGAAACAACACAGTAATGGTTGGCCTTGGTGTTCAAGTTTTATCAGGTTTAGTTGGTGATGTTGCAATCCCAAGAAGATCAGGTGTTGCATCTACTGGTTACTTAAGTTCTGAGACAGCAGCTATTTCACAGTCTGAGTCAACATTTGATCAGATTTCAATGACACCTAAGACATTAGCAACAATGTCTAAGTTTTCTAGAAATATGCTTATACAGGCAACACCTGGTATTGAACAGCTAGTTCGTAATGACTTATCTGAAGGTATAAATGTAGGTCTTGATTTAGGTATCTTAAATGGTACTGGTTCATCAGGTCAGCCTACAGGTATCATGCAGACTTCTGGTATTGGTTCAGTTGCAATGGGTACTAATGGTGGTGCTATCACAGTTGACGCTTTAGTTGATCTTGAAACTGCATTGATGGAAGACAACGCAAGCGTTAATGCTGATTCTATTTCTTATGTAACTAACGCGAAAGTGATGGGTGCAATCAAGAAACTTAAGACATCTGGTGGTGAGTATCTAGTTAACAACAACCTACAGGCATTAGGTAGAGGTGCTACTCCAATCGCTGTTAACGGCTATCCACTAGCAATGACAAACCAAGTTCCTAGCAACCTAACTAAGGGTTCAACATCAGGTTCTTGTTCTGCTGTTGTATTAGGAGACTTCTCACAAGCAATCTTAGGATTATTTGGTGGTGGAGTAGAGATTACAGTTGGTGAAGACAGTGATGACTTCGCTAAAAACTTAACTTCTGTTAAGGCTGTAGTTGCATTTGATGTTGCTGTTCGTCATGCACAATCATTTGCTGCAATCTTAGACGTAACCACATAATTGGTTTACTATAGGGGGTATTACACCCCCTTTTTTTTTATGAAAGTAAAGTGTTTAGAAAACGTATGTGCTAGTGGATCTGCACTAGAAGCTGGACAAACATACGAAATAAGTGATCGTGATTTTGCATTGTTAAGTTCTATGGGCAAAGTTATAGAAGCTCCTGTAGAAGTAGCAAAGCCTAAAAAAACAACAGCAAGAAAAAAGTAAATGGCATTAACTGAAGATGCAACTACATTAAATATTTACTTAGATGATTTTGGTAAAACTTGTCAGATAGGTTCTGGCAGTACTTTTTTAGGTATACTCGATAAACCAACAGAAATAATAGGTGGTGGCATGGCTACATCTATTGAATATTTATTAACATCAAAAACTACAGATGTATCAACTGCTGCAAGAGGTACAGCGATTACTGTAGATTCTACAAGTTTTACAGTAAGAGAAAATTTACTAATTGATGATGGAAGTTTTACAACACTTTTATTAAGTAAGGTCTAATGGCAGATACAAGAAGAGAATTAATATTAACAAGAATGAAAACTAATTTAAATTCAATTAGTAATGCAACTGTATATAGATCACGAGTTGAGCCAGTAGCTCGTGGGGAGAGTCCAGCAGTAATTATTGAACCAGTAGAAGATAATCCTACAGATACAAACTTTTTTGATAAGTTAGATTGGACAATGCGAGTTAGAATATCAACAATAGTCAGAACAACATCTCCTGATGATGATTCTGATATTTACACTCAACAAGTACATTTAAAATTAATGGCAGATCAAACTATAAATGGGTATGCTTTGGATTTAACGCCAGATCGTACAGATTTTAGCTTGGTTGAGGCCGATGTACCTTTGGGTATAGTTAGTCAGGATTTTATTGTACGCTATCGTACAAGTAGAACTGATTTAACATCACCTTAAATTATGGCTAAACTAACTACTGAAGTACCTAACCCAGGTCAAGGTGGAACATATATGTTTGACCCTGACTCAGGAGAAACTACACTAGTACCAGAAACCGATTCCTCCACTGACAATGGCACTAACAAGAAAAACGACACTACTAGCAAAGATTGAATCATCTTATGGGACTAATCCCTCTCCTGTAGGTGGTTCAAATGCTATACAAGTTACTGATATAGAAGTAACACCGATGGACAATGACAATGTAGAAGTACCTACATTTCAAGGTTTTCTCGGTAACAGTACAAGAGGTACAATACTTGCTAACAAAAGAGTATTAGTATCATTTGGTGCTGAACTATCTGGAAGCGGAGCAAGAGGTACGGCATCTGCTCTCTCACCTCTTTTAAAAAGTTGTGGATTATCAGAAACGATAGTTGGTTCTACAAGTGTTACCTATGCTCCTGTTAGTGCATCTTTTTCAAGCTGTACAATACTTTGTTTTTATGATGGCACTCGTCATTTACTTACTGGTTGTAGAGGTACAGCAACTATAACAATGGCTGCTGGTCAATTTGCCTCAATACAATTTGAATTAACTGGTATTTATAACGATCCTGATAGTACAGCAATGTCAGGTACTTTTACTGTTGCAAATCAAGCTGCTGCTTTAGAAGTTAATAATACAAACATAACGACTGCTACTTTACATGGTGCAACTTCACAACGTATTGAATCTTTTGATTTAGCATTGAATAATGAAGTTACATATAAAGAAACTGTATCAAGTAAAGAAGTATTGATTGTAGATCGTGTACCAGGTGGTACTGCTGTAATTGAAGCACCAGTTAGATCCTCTACTGATTACTTCCAAAGAGCTAGAGATACTGCAACTGCTAATTCACAAATTGTTCTTGGTGCAACCGCAGGTAACATTGTTACTGTAAATGTTCCTCAAACAGACATAACTGGTATAACATATGGCGATACAAATGGTGTAAGATCACTAAACCTACCTTATTTGGCAAAACCTACAACTGCTGGTAATAATGAGTTATCTATAGTAATGACTTAATTTATGGCATTAGTTTTTAAAAAGGTTACTGAATACGATTGGCAAGTAACTATCGAAACACCTTACAAAGGTAAATTTAAGAAAGAAACTTTTACGGCTAATTTTAAAAATGTTAGTCGTAAAGATTTTGATGCTTTAATAGATTCTGGCGATGAAAATTTTATCAGAACTATTTTACTAGGTTGGTCAGGTATTAAGGATGAGGATGGTAATGAATTTGAATTTAATGAAGATAATTTACAAGCAATATTAAATAATCATTTTATGGTGAAAGGCATAATTGAAAGTTATGCATTAAGCATGAAAGGAGCCTCTGAAAAAAACTAAAAGAGGCTGCGAAATATTGGTATCAAGGTGAGGTTATAGATGAAAGAAAAAAAGCATTAGAATCATTTGGTGCTACACCAGAACAAATCGCAGCCACTGTTGATAATCAAGTAAAAAAAGATTTAATTATTTGGGAGGAGAATAGACAGATTGTAAATATGTTTTTTAAGTTATCTACTCAATGGTATGTAAGTATGAGTGGATTTACAGGAATAAACTATAAATCTTTAGAATATTTGTGTAAAATATATACAGTAGAAGATTCTCTTGCTATGTTTGAAGGAATACAGGTAATGGAATACGAAGCTTTGAAACTAATGCAAAAGGATAAGAAATAATGGCTGTTAATAAGACAGAATTAAAAGTATTAGTTGGGGTTGAAGGTACAGAAAAACTGCGTGGGCTTACAAGTAGTTTAAAAAAATTAACAGATACTACAAAACTAACAGATAAAGCATCTAAACAATTACGAAATAATTTAAAACAACAATTTAGTAATGCTGGTCGTTCTATAAATCAAACTCAAGCATTAGCTAGTTCATATAGACAATTAGCAAGGAATGTAGATATGACAAGTAGAGAATTTAGAGAAGCAACTAGAGAAGCAAATAAACTAGATAAACAGTTAGCAAAAATGCAAAGAAGAAATAGAGGTGGTATTGGAGGCAGGTTAGGTGGTTTAGCAAAAACTGCTGGTGCTATTGGTGCTGCTGGTATTTTTGGTGGGGCAGAAGGTTTTGCAGGTGCTGCTCTAGGTGGTGTATTAGGTGGAACTCAAGGAGCTATAGTTGGTGGAACTGCTGGTGCAACACTTGGTGCTTTACGGGAATCTATTGGAGAAATTGGTAAATATAACGCACAGCTTAGACAACAACAGTTTGCATTAAAATTAGTAATAAAAGATACTGACAAATATAATAAAGCACAAGAATTTTTATCAAAAACAAGTGAAGAGTTAGCAATACCTCAAGATGTCATAGTAAGACAGTTTACACAACTTACAGCATCAGTAATTGGTGCTGGTAAATCCGTAGAAGATGCACAAGATGTATTTTTATCAATTGCTTCTGGTATTCGTGGTACTGGCGGATCATTAGAAGATATGCGGTCAGCAATGGTAGCAACATCACAGGTATTTAGTAAAGGTAAGGTATCGGCAGAAGAACTCAGACAACAGCTTGGCGAGCGGCTTCCAGGAGCTTTTACATTGTTTGCTGCATCGATGGGTAAGACACCTGCTGAATTAGATAAAGCATTAGAGCAAGGAAAAGTTACTCTAGATGATTTTTTAGGATTTAGTAAGCATTTATTTAAAAATTATGGTGAGAATGCAAAAATTCTTGCAGATAGTCCCGCAGCAGCAGGGGATAGATTAGCAACTGAATTTAGTAATTTAAAACAAAACTTTGGTGGTATAGTTGCAAATATTGGTGCTAATTTTCAAACTTTTACAGTAAACATTTTAAAATCTTTAAACGATAATCAAGAAAATGTTAAAAAATTTATAGCAAATGTAGGTAATTTTTTTATCGGTGGTTTTAATGTTGTAAAAAAAGTTGTTGTAGATGTATTTAATGTTGTAAAAAATGTTGTTATTGGAATAGGCAAAGCAATAGCTAATGCTTTTCAATTTGTAACTAATTTTATAAATGGATCTATTGATGCAATAAATGATAGTGTAAATAAGCTTAAAGATGTTCCATTAATTGGAAATCTTTTTAAAGATTTTAAAGATATAGAAAACATAACTATAGGTGATACAGTAAGTGGTTTAACTTCATTTTTATTTCCAATAACAAATATTGATGCTGTAAAAGATTATGGAAATGAATTAAAAAAAGTTTTTAATACTAGTAAAAAATTATCTGTTTCTGAATTTTTTGAACCGCCAAAAGAATTTACAGATTTGTTGAATAGTTCGATAACTGCCATGTCTGATTTAAATACAGAAACTGCTAAGTTAAAAGAAACAAGTAATGCTCTGTTTACTGGACTTAAGGATGGAATGAAAGGATACTTTGATTCAATAAAAAGTGTGGCAGAAGAAATACAAGGTGCAGTTAAAAATGCATTTCAAGGTATGGAAGATGCTTTAGTAAAATTTGTTATGACAGGTAAATTAAATTTTGCAGAATTTACAAGATCTGTTCTTGCTGATTTAACAAGAATTGCAATACGTCAAGCTATGTTAAATATGTTTGGCGGTATATTTCCTTTCTTAAGAAATGCACAAGGTAATGCATTTGGTGCAAATGGTGTAATTCCATATGCTAAAGGTGGTGTTGTAAATTCTCCTACTGTATTTCCATTTAAAAATGGTGTTGGCCTAATGGGAGAGGCTGGAGCAGAAGCTATACTCCCATTAAAACGTGGTCGTTCTGGCAACTTAGGAGTTGAGGCTTCTGGATCATCTAATAATATTGTTGTTAATGTTGATGCATCTGGTACTGAAGTGCAAGGTGATGATTCACAATCTAGTCAATTAGGTAAATTGATTGGATTAGCTGTACAGCAAGAACTTGTAAAACAGCAAAGGGCTGGAGGACTATTATCTAGAGCATAATTATGGCTACTCATCCAAATATTGTTCCATCATTTCCAATTCAAAAACAAACAACACCTAAAGTCCGCACTGTTGTTTTTGGGGATGGTTTTCAACAAAGATTAACTTATGGATTAAATCAAAATCCAGAAATATATAATTTTGCTTTTGAAAATATAACTGAAGAAGAATCTGATGTATTAGAAGCATTCCTAAGAACTGTAAGTGATACGCAAGAAAGTTTTAATTTTACACCTCCACAAGAAGGCAAGACAGGCACAGGCACATATTCAAGATCAGTCAGCACAGTAACAATAACAATTACGAATCATGGAATAGCTGTAGGAGATAAAGTAACTTTAAATTTTACTGGTGGTGGTATGATTAGCGGTGATTTTATTGTGACAACCTCTGTAGACCAAAACACATTTACTGTTAATTCAAGTGGAACTGGTACTACAAATGGTAATGTATCTGTTATTTTAAGTGGTCAGAAAAAATTTATATGTAAAGAGTGGAAAAAAGATATAAATTATGCAAATATAGCAACAATAACAACTACATATGAAGAAGTATTTGAAACCTAATGGCTTATTCTGCTTGGACTGCTAATACAGTTACTGCTCTCGGAACCGTTGTAAGATCAGCATCTACAATTGTTCCAACTGGACTTGTTTTTGAATGTACCACAGCAGGTACTACAGGCGGTTCTGAGCCTCCTTTTGGCACAGATGTAGGTTCTACTGTCACAGACAATACTGTTGTCTGGACTGCTATAAGTAGCGTGTTTGAAGATTTAAATACTTTTGCACCCGATAAAATTATTGAATTGTTTGAACTTGAATTTGTTAGCGAGGTGGCAACTGCTTTAGGTGTGACAAAATATTATTTTCATAATGGTTTAAATGCTGGCTTTACAGGCAATATAGTTTTTAATAGTAATACTTATACAGCGATTCCAATTAAAGCTGAAGGGTTTGAAGAAACAACTCAAGGATCTTTACCCAGACCAACACTTACTGTTGCTAATTTAGATGGTGCGATCACAGCACTTATTAAAACTGTTAATAATGTTCAACGCACCACAAATCCAAGTCAAACAGCACTTTTTAGTGGAAATGACCTTACTGCTACAACAGTAAGAAGAATCAAAACATTACGAAAATATCTTGATGGACAACCTGACGCTGATCCTCATGCAAGGTATCCAGATCAAACTTTTACCATTGATAGAAAAGTATCTGAAAATAGAGATATAGTGCAATTTGAATTAGTTATGCCTGTTGATAAGCAAGGTGAAATGCTACCAAAAAGACAGTGTGTATCTAATATTTGCCAATGGGTTTATAGAAGTTCGGAATGCAGTTACAGTGCGTCAACTTATTTTGATATTAACGATCAATCAGTAGCTAGTGCTGCACAAGATGTTTGCGGGAAAAGATTAAGTTCTTGTAAAGCTAGATTTGGACAATATGCCCCTTTACCTTATGGGTCTTTTCCTAGTCTTGGTATGTTGAAATGAATCTTACAAAAGATATTAAAAAACAAATATTAGATCATGCAAAAGAGGAATCACCTAATGAATCTTGCGGTTTAATAATTATAAGAAAAGGTAAAACTAAATATAAAAAATGTAAAAACATAGCAGAACTTCCTAAACATACTTTTGTTCTAGCAACTGATGACTACATAAAAGCTGAAGAAGATGGAGAAATTGTTGCTGTCGTTCATTCTCACCCTTATTCACAGCCTATTCCTAGTGATGGAGATAAGATTGCCTGTGAAAAATCTGGTGTTCCTTGGCATATAGTAAATCCACAGACAGAGAATTGGGGATATTATGAGCCATCTGGGTTTGAATTGCCCTATGTAGGAAGAAAATTTCAGTTTGGAATAATTGATTGTTATTCTCTAGTAAGAGATTATTTCAAAAAAGAATTTGATTTAGAATTAAGTGATTATTACAGGGCTGATGAATTTTGGAAAAAAGGTCAAAATTTATATGAAGATAATTTTATGAATGAAGGTTTTAGAAAAGTACCTTTAGATGAAATACAAAAACATGATGTTTTACTAATACACCTTGAAGCAAATTTACCAAATCACGCTGCAATTTATTTAGGAGATCAACAAGTTTTACATCATGTTCAAGGAAGATTAAGTAGCAGAGATGTTTTAGGCGAGTATTATATAAAAAATACTGCTTTTGTTGCTAGACATAAATCATTATGAAAATTGTAAAAGTTTATGGAGAGTTAAGAAAAAAATTAGGTCAATCTAGTTTTGAACTTGAAGTTGACAATCCATCTCATGCAATAAAAGCGTTATGTGTAAACTTTCCAGAATTAACTAATTGGTTCTTAAGTAATGATGAACAAGGTAATGGATTTAAGGTAACTATAGGAAAACAAAAAATTTATAAAACAAATCTAAAACCAATGATAGAGCCCTGGTCTGAAAGAGATGTATTGCATATAGTCCCTGTTATAAAAGGTGCTGGTAGAGGTATGGGACAAATATTAGCTGGAGCATTGTTAATTAGTTTAGCTGTTTTTGCTGGCCCTGCTGCTGGAGGTTTTCTTGGAACTACTGGTTTAGGAAAAGGGTTATTTGGAGCAAGTCTATCTAAAGCATTAGGGTATATTGGACTTTCTTTAGTTACTGGTGGAATTAGTCAACTGCTTAGCCCATCACCGCCTTCTATTCCTGAAGCATCAAAGTTGCAATCTTTTAGTTTTAGTGGAATTGTCAATGTTGCGGATCAAGGATTGCCAGTACCAATTTGTTATGGTCGTGTTATAACTGGAAGTGTGGTCATTAGTGCAGGTCTTAATTCTGAACCTTTAGTTGTAAGTGCTGGATAAAATGACAGACGATAAAATTATAATTAGAGGAAGTAAAAAAGATCGTGGCCCAAGAGAACCTACCGAAGCACCTGATACTTTATCAAGTACACAATTTGCTAGAGTTCTTGATCTAATATCGGAGGGAGAAATTGACCAGTTTGAAGATGTTTTTCTTGATAAAACTTCATTAACTAATTTTTCAGGATATGTTAGAGAATTTAGAGTAGGAACGCAAAATCAATCCCCAATTTTAATAGAACAAGGGGTATTGGAATCCACCACCTCTGTAGGTGTTACTGTTACACAATCTGGGGGGCCAATAACAAGAACAGTTACAAACACCGATATTGATAGAGTTGCAATTACAGTACAGATTCCAACTTTGCAAATTATTGAAGGTGATGGTGATATTATTGGACACTCTGTAAGTTTTCAAATATCGCTTCAATTTAATGGTGGTGGTTATGCTGTTGTTGCTTCACCTACTATTTCTGGAAAAACAAGCAATCCATATTCTAGAACATATAACGTGTCTCTTTCTGGTGCTTCATTCCCTGTAGATATAAGATTAACTAGAACAAGTGCAGATGAAACTAGTGCAAAACGACAAAACACCTTAAATTGGACAAGTTTTACATCAATTATTGATGAGGTTTTAAGATACCCAAACAGTGCTATACATTTTTTAGAATTTAACGCACAAAATTTTAATAATATTCCTGAAAGACGCTATTTGGTACGAGGAATTAAAGTACAAATTCCGCATAATGCTTCAGTAGATACAACAACTCATATTGGAAGAATTACATATTCTGGTTTATTTAATGGCACATTAGGGGCTGCAACATGGACAAACGACCCTGCGTGGTGCTTATACGATCTTTTAAAAAATACTAGGTACGGGTGTTCTATACCAGACGCTCATTTAGATAAATTTGATTTCTTTGCAATATCTCAATATTGTAATGAGTTAGTAAGTAATGGTAAAGGAGGGCAAGAGCCAAGGTTCTCATTAAATTGTGTTCTTAATACCAGAAAAGAAGTTTTCACCGTTATAAAAGAACTCACAAATGTTTTTAGAGGGCTTGCATATTTTACTGCTGGCAGTTTTGTCGTCAAACAGGATAAACCAACAGATTCTACTTATGTTATTAACCCTAGTATGGTTGTTGATGGTTTTTTTGAATATAACGGCACTTCTTTAAAATCAAGACATACTTGTGTTACTGTGGCTTACCAAAGCTATGACATGATAGGTGATGTACTTTTTGAAAGAGTAGAAGATGCTGACGCTGTAAGAGTTTATGGTGTAAATCATAAAGAAATTAGAAGTATTGGCTGTTATTCACAAGGACAAGCACAGAGATTAGGTAGATGGATATTAGAGACTGAAAGATATTTAACACAAACTGTAAGTTTTTCAGTATCTCAAGATGCAGGGGTTATTCTTTCTCCAAGTATGGTTGTCTCTATTGCAGACCCATTAAAAACTATTTCTCGTAGAGGTGGCCGTATTCATGCAGCTACAATAAATTCTATAACTGTAGATAGTATTGAAGATATTGGAACAATAAGTATTGGACAAAACCCAAAAGTATCAGTTGTTTTAGGTAATGGATTATTGCAACAAAAAACTGTTTCTGCTATTACAATTCCTAAAACTGCCTCTGGTAGTGAAGATGAATCAAGAAGAACATTTACAGTAAGTTCTAATTTTTCACAAGTTCCAAGTGTTGGCGGTTTTTATGGGATTGATACAGATACTATTGCTTTAGAAAAATTTAGAATTTTAAGAGTAACTGAAGAGGAAGATCAAACTCATGCGGTCACAGCTATTCAATATGATGAGTCTATTTATACAAGGGTTGATACTCCTATAGTAACCACACCTACACCTAATCCCATAGGTGGCCCACCAGATGCCGTAACAGATATTGCATTTACAACTTTTTATTATGTATCAGGTGCAAGTGTTCTTATAGGTTGTGATATTAGTTGGACACATAATGGATTAAGAACAGTTCAGTATTTTGTTGAATATAAAATGGATAATGATAATTACCAGCAGATAATCACAACATCACCTAACGCAACTTTAAAAAGTTTGCGTGTTGGAACTTTAACGGTAAGAGTAACAGCTTTTAATTTCTTAGGTGGTAGAAGTCCTGTTTATAGTGAAACCCATGCAATTACACAGAACACAAATCCACCTGATAATGTACAAAGCCTTACTGTTAACCAAATAAGCACAACACAAGCTGTTTTAAACTGGCCTGCCTCTACAAGTCGAGATGTTTTAACAGGAGGAAAAGTTGTAATAAGGCATAGCACCAATACAAATGCTACTTTTGCAACAGCAGCTTCATTAACAACAGTTAGCGGTAGTTCTACAAGTGCTAATGTTCCAGCAATAACAGGTAAATATTTTGCAGTATTTGAAAATATACTCGGTGTTCAAAGCACTACTCCAGCTAGTGTTTTATTTACAGCAAATGCTGGTAATCAAACTTTAATTATTGACAGGAAAGAAGATACTGACAGTCCAACATTTCAAGGTACTTTTACAGATGTTGAAAAATATAGTCCACCTAATTATGGAACCCCATTAACTGGAATTGTCTTGAAGGGAAATGTTTTATGGGATTCTGTTTCTGATGTTGATGCCCTTGCTAGTTGGGACTTTCCAAATAATGTATTATCTACTGGAACATATGAATTTGCAAATGTCCTTGATTTAGAAGATGTTTACAATGTTTTATTAGAAAGAAGATTAGCTTTTACTGGGTTTAATGTCTCAACAGGTGCAGCAGTTACAGATATTGATGCAAAGATTTTTGTAAGTACAACTAATGATGATCCTAGTAGTGGATCAGCTACATTTACTGCTTTCCAGGAATTTGCAACAACAATGCTAAATGCTAGAGGCTTTAAATTTAAAGTTGTTCTTAGCTCCTCTAATGTAACATCTAATGTTTGTGTGACAGAGCTTGGCTTTAGAATGTTTATGTCACCTTCTACACAGTTTCCACAAATTCAAATTCCTAGTGGAACTTCACAAAAGGCAGTTACATTCTTACATAAATTCTTTACTGGTGTTAGTGCCACTATTGGGGGTGTTGGTGGATTTACACCGATAGTCAATGCCAATATTTTAAATATTCAAACAGGAGATACGATTGCCATATCATCAGTTACAAAGTCTGGTTTTAATGCAGATGTTAAAGATTCTGGTGGAAATTTTGTAAATCGTAATTTTGTTTACCAAGCCACAGGTTTAAGATAATATGTATGTAAACGAGTTTTAGTTGTGGCACAAGACACTTTATCAGTAGCGAATGGAACGGGTGTTGCCGTCAGGCAAGCATTTAATACTGCAATGCAAGCAAGTGCCACAAATCAAAGTGGAAGTTCTGCACCGTCAACTACATATCCTTTTCAATTTTATGCTGATTCAAATACTAATACGTTAAAAATTCGTAATGCAGCGAATAATGCCTATATAAATGTTTCTGGCGTTGGTCAGATTGGTGCAGATAATTTAGGTTTACTTCCCAAAACTGGTGGAACTATATCAGGTAATTTGATAGTTTCTGGAACATTAACAGTCCAAGGGTCTACAACTACAGTTTCTAGTACCACAATTACTGTTACTGATAAAAATATTGAAATAGGTAAAGTTGCAAGTCCCTCTGATACTACGGCTGATGGTGGTGGTTTGACATTGCTTGGTGCTACAAATAAAACATGGAATTGGGTAGACTCTACAGATTCTTGGACAAGTTCTGAACATATTGATCTTGCATCAGGAAAAGTTTTAAAATCTGCTGGAACACAAATACTGTCTGCAACAAACTTTACTGGAACTTCTGCGATAGCAACGAATGTAACTGTTGCTGATGAATCATCTGACACTACTTGTAATGTGCTGTTTACAACGGCTGCAACTGGTAATTTACCACCTAAAACAGGAACTAATCTTACATTTAATTCTGCAACTGGAGCATTAACAGCAACAAGTTTTAATGGTGATTTGGTTGGTGGTATTCCTGATAACTCAGTAACTTCTGCAAAAATAGTAGATGGTGCAATAGTAAATGCCGATATAAATGCCTCGGCTGCTATTGATTACAGTAAATTAGCAACATTAGCTGACGGTAATATATTGGTAGGTAATGGATCTGGTGTTGCTACATCTGTAAATCCTTCTGGAGATATTGATATATCAAATACAGGTGCGTTTTCTATTGCTAGTGGAGTAATTGTAAATGCTGATGTTAATGCAAGTGCAGCAATAGCTGGAACAAAAATTTCTCCTGATTTTGGATCTCAAGCAGTAACTACAACTGGAAATCTATCAGCAGCTTCAGGAACTTTTACTGATGCTGTTGTTCACAACTACACTTCTGCTGTACAACTACCTGTAGGAACTACGGCACAAAGACCAGCTTCTCCAAGCACGGGTGATTTTAGATTTAACTCAACTACTACCCAAGCAGAAATTTATGACGGTTCAGCCTTTACTGCTGTTGGTGGTGGTGGCGGTGGTACTGGTGGAGGAAATGAACAAATTTTCTTTGAATCTGAAAATGAAATGAACTCAAGTTATACAATTTCATCAAATCATAACGCTTTGGTCGCTGGCCCTCTCACTATTGCGAGCGGTGCTACACTGACAATAAATAGTCCTTCTGTTGTAACGATTCCATAATGCCAATAAAAATTAACGGAACCAATACAGTAGCAAACCCTTCGATCACTGGAGATGATACTGATACTGGAATTGTTTACGGTAGCGATCAGATAGATTTTTCTACAGGCGGTTCAAGCAAAGTAACTTTGAATGGATCAAACTTAGGCATAGGGGTAGCAAATCCATCAAGAAAACTCCACATAGCTAATACATCAGGTCAAACAATAGTGGAGTTACAAAGAACAAATACAAACGCAACAGGTTCAACAGGGACAATAAGTTTTACTGCACTAGATGGACACTCTATAGGTAGTATCTCATGTGTAGGAGATGGTGATGATAATGGAGGAGAAATTACATTTAGAACAACAAGTGCTGCTGCTGACAATGACCCATATAATGCTGCAACACCAGAACGTATGCGTATAGACTCGTCTGGAAATGTTGGAATAGGTACAACAAGTCCAAGTGACAATTTAGAAATAGCAGCAAATCATTCTCAATTAAGATTGACAGATACAGATGATAGTAAATTTGTTCAATTTAGTTATTCTGGTGGGAAATTAATTACAAGAAATAACTCTACAAGTACAACTACGGCTCAGTTTACTCTTGATGAATCAGGTCACTTAGGTATAGGTACAACAAGCCCTATCGCAAGACTACACGTTCATAATGCTGGAACTGGATCGGGAGATCATGCCTATGCTTATTTCACCACAGGAGATACAGGAGCATCTACATCTGATGGTTTGACCATTGGTGTAAATGCTGCCACAAATGCAGTTGTGCATTATAGAGAATCAGGTAATTTAACATTTGGAACTTCAGATACAGAACGTATGCGTATCACTAATGATGGAAGCGTACTTATAGCAACTACTTCTACCACCGTAAACTCTTCCAATTTTGGGATAGTTTTAGGCAGTGATGGTAGTGGTGGAGTTTTTAAAAATATTGGTGGCTCTGGTGATATTTTTCGTGTTGGAGGAAATGCTGGTCTTGCAGTCATTTATGGAGATGGTGATATAAAAAATACAAATAATAGTTATGGACAAGTATCAGATGAGACATTAAAACAAGATATTGTATATGCTGCTTCACAGTGGAATGATATAAAAAATTTAAAGGTAAGAAAATTTAGATTTAAAGATAATCCAACAGGTGTTTTACAAATTGGTGTTGTCGCACAAGAGATAGAAACAGTGAGTGCTGGTCTTGTACAAGAAGATAGTGAAGGCATTAAGTCTGTTAAGTATTCTGTTTTATATATGAAAGCAGTAAAGGCATTACAGGAAGCTATTGCTAAAATTGAAACATTAGAAACCAAAGTTGCTGCATTGGAAGCAGCTTAGTAAAATTAGATAAATTAATTTATTATGATTACACCAGAAGAAAAACTAAACGAAGTTCAAAAACGCTTTAATCAAAATGTTGCTCAAGCACAACAAATTGAGCAACAGATAGCAAAATTACAAGAACAACTAAGAAATTTACAACAGCCTTTAATAGAAGATCAAGGTGCTATAAAGGCTCTTAAGGAGATTGTAGAACCTATTGAACAAACTACTTTCGAGGCTAAATAAATGTCAGGATCAATCAAACTAAAACACGCTTCAGGAAACGGTGTAATAATATCTGCACCTAGTTCTAACCCTGCTGCTGATAGAACATTAACTTTGCCTAGTGATGCTGATGGTGTAATAGCAAAGACAGACAGTTCTGGAAATTTAACTGTTGCTGGAGATTTAACTGTTGATACAAACACTTTAAAAGTAGATTCTTCAAATAATCGGGTTGGTATAGGTACAGCAAGCCCTGATGGTAAACTTCATGTTGAGGTTAGCTCTTCTGGTTCAAGTTACACAGCAAACGCAGCAGATACTTTAATTTTGGAAAGAAATGGTGGTAATGTAATAGACCTCAGAACGCCAGCAGCTAATGATTCTGGACTTCTTTTTTCAGATGACACAAGAGCAATAGGAACTCTTCTTTATAATCACCCTGACAATAGTTTGCGTATAGGAACAAACGGCTCAGAACGTATGGTTATAGATTCGTCTGGAAATGTTGGAATAGGTACAACAAGTCCTAGTGCAAAAATACACGCTGATAATGGTGGCTCTGGTAATGTAGCATTTTTTAAACACGCTTCAAGTGGTATTGCAGTAACTTTGACACTGCAAAATAATAGAGCTACTGGTTCATTAGCAGGAGAACAAATATCTTTTTTAGATGATACTGGCACTCAAAGAGGAAAAATAACAAGTACTACATCAGCAACATCTTATGTAACATCTTCAGATTATCGACTTAAAGAAAATGAAGTTCTAATATCAGATGGTATTGAAAGAATTAAGAAATTCAAACCATATAAATTTAATTGGAAGCATATACCAAACAAGATTGTTGATGGTTTCTTTGCACATGAGGTAGAAAATTTAGTTGAAGATTGTGTTGATGGTATAAAAGATAGAGTTGTGACAAAAGAAGATCACGATAAAGGGGATTATTTAGAAAAGAAAATTGGTACTGAAATACATCAAATGATAGATCATTCAAAACTTGTACCTTTATTAACTGCTGCATTACAAGAAGCTATAGTTAGAATTGAAGCATTGGAGGCAAAATAATTGTCAGAAATCAAAGTCAACAGTATAAAAGGGGTCAGTGCTAGTACGGCTGCTATCAGTATTGATAATAGCTCTGGGACTTGCACTGCCAATATTACTAATAACCTAAGTAATCGTAATTTGATAATTAACGGAGCTATGCAAATAGCTCAACGTGGTACGTCATCTACATCTGATGGTTATCATACTGTTGACAGATTTCGAATGGCTTATGGTGGTGAAAATGAAGCTCCAACACAATCTCAAAATGATGTTGCGAGTGGAACTACACCATATACATTAGGATTTAGAAAGGCATTTAAAATAACTAATGGAAACCAGACAAGTGGTGCTGGTGCTGCTGATTATATTGAAACCATTTATAACATTGAGGCACAGGATATTGCAAACTCTGGGTGGAATTATACTTCTAGTTCAAGTTTTATAACTTTATCTTTTTGGTGTAAAAGTAGTGTTGCTCAAAACTTTTTCTTTTTTCTTAAAACATCTGACGGCACAGCTAAACAATATCCATTTCAGACAGGTTCTTTAAGTGCTGATACATGGACAAAAATTACAAAAACTATTTCAGGAAATAGTGGATTACAGTTTGATAATAACGTTAATGAGGGATTAAGAATAGATTTCCCTGTTTTTTATGGAACAAATAAAACAAATAATAGTGCTACTGTTGACCAATGGGCAAATTATAATGGAGTAGCAAGAACACCAGACCAAACTTCAACATGGTACACAACAAATGATGCGACATTTGAAATTACAGGAGTTCAATTAGAAGTAGATCATACTGGATCAGGTGTGGCAACAGATTTTGAGCATCGCAGATACGCAGATGAATTAAGAAGCTGTCAGAGATATTTCTTTCGTGATAATACAGCACGTTATCATTATGGAAATTATGGTGAAGAACATTATGATTTTCCAGTTACATTGAGAGCTAATCCTACAGTTACCCTTGTAAGTGTTCCTAGTGGTGGCAGTGTTAATAGAGCTAGACCAAATTGGGTAACAATTACTGGCATGGGAAGTAGTGGTGGTAACATAGAAGTAACAGCAGATGCAGAATTATGACTTATAAATTAACAAAAAAAGCACCCGAAGGAGATGACCTAGTAATTAGAAAATCTGATGGTGCTTTTATACCTTTTGACGAAACAAATACCGACTACCAAGAGTACCTTGCTTGGGTAGCAGAAGGAAATACAGCCGAAGCTGCTGATTAAATGAAAGCAAAAACTATTGTTTTATCATCTCTTTTAGTTTTATCTGGTTGTATATTTTTAGGTGTTTCTAATTTGCAATTATCAGAATCAAACAAAAACTTATCAAGAGACTTAAATGATTTTGTGAGAATGTTTCAAATTCCTGTTTATAATATCAATTAAAGTATATTTTTTATTATGGCTGTAACTTGGAATGTTGTTTCTTTAGATGCAACAAAAACTGTAGGTTCTTTATCTGATGTCGTAACCACTGTTCACTGGACTGCTAATGATGCAGACGGAGATCATACTGGCTCTGCATACGGCTCTGTAGGGCTTGCTGCTGCTGATTCTGGATCGTTTACTGCATATAAAGATATTACAAAAGATAATGCCGTTGCATGGGCTAAAGCTGCAATAGGTTCTGATGAAGTAACAGCTATTGAAACAGGTATTGCTGCACAGATAACAGAATCTAAAACACCTACCGTAACTTCTGGTGTACCTTGGTCTTAATTTATTTTTTGTTGAATTTGTCTATTTACTATTCCTGTCATTAAGTACAAAGGATAGATAGATGGCAGAATTAACAGGGCTGATATAATAAGTACATGACGAAATGCTCGGAGGATTGCTTCTTTAACCATGTTTCAAAAAATAGCTAATGTTTTGAGTATCATCTCATTTGTAATGGTAGCTTCCATGAGTGGTGGGGCGTACTTTGGTTACAAATATGTAACTTCAGAACAATTCAAATCAAGAGTTATGAATGAAATTCTTGGTAATGTTCAGGGAATGATGCCAAAAGTTTTAGAAAAAGAATTACCTGATTTAACAGGCCCATCTTTGCCAATACCAAAAGGACTAGGAATATAATTGGAAATACCTGAGATAAGTATTCCAGAAATACATATTCCAGACGTACCAGCTCCCTACACTCCTCATTATTTAACTATTACAAAACCACCAGATATTGATGTTCCTGGTTGTACCTATCAACATCGTGATATAAAAAATAC